GGCAGCCGAGGCTTTTGTGCCTTCAGCTGAAATAATCGCGGCACGGCGTTCACGTTCAGCTTCAGCCTGTTTAGCCATGGCACGCTTCATATCGGAAGGAAGTTCGATATTTTGCAGCTTCACGCTTTCGATATCGATACCCCATTTATCAGTTTGGGTGTCAACAATTTCCTTGATTTGGCTAGAAATTTTGTCACGCTTAGAGAGTAGCTCATCAAGATCGAAATTACCCGTAACATCACGCAAAGCAGTTTGAGCAAAAGTAGAAGTGGCATAAGCGTAATTCGTGGTTTCAAAGACCGCTTTCTTGGCATCAATGACACGGAAATAAACCACGGCGTCGACATTGACCGTGACGTTATCCTTAGTAATGACTTCCTGTTTTGGCACATCCATTGGGGTAGTACGGACATCAACCGTGCGCATGGTATCAATGTAAGGGATAATTACGTGAAGACCCGGCTCCATAATGCGACGAAAACGACCGAGGCGCTGGACCACACCGCGCTCGTATTGATTAACCACGCGAATTCCTGGAATTATCACGAATAGAGCGATAAGAATTAAGATTAAAATTGGCATAATAACTCTCCTTTTTAGTTTCATTTTAGCGATTTTGGAGAATAATGCAAGGGAGAGAAACCGTGATTTTGACAAACTAATGGAATATGGTGCAAAAGAGGTAAAAAATTACAAAATGTGATATAATATAGGGGTAGCCTGTTTATTTTACAGAAAGAGGGGGAAATTATATGTACTTTGACAAATCTAAGTTACAAAAAATGTCTGATGAAATCACATTGACATTAAACGAAAGGATCGACAGGATGACACTCGTGGTAAAAGCCCAATGTATGCTGATTGGCCAGGATGAGAGAGGCAACTCCTATCAGAGCAATATCTTAAGATTAATTAATGATATGGCGAGAGGTCTTCTCAACCAATGTAAATCCACCATGCACAGTCATCGGATGCAAAGAAATTACCGCAGCACCGAATCGATTGCGTGGATAATTGAAGAGTTCGATAACTATATCGAAAGTTTTAATACTACTACTAAATTATTTCGAGATACCCTGGAGAGATTTTGGCCAACGCGGAACTTCGAGCCTATGGCCACCGAGGCTAAGATTTCAACAGTCAGAGTAAGATTTGAGTATTTAAGAGACGAACTGGTTAAAACCAGTCAAGCAGGCTAAGAAATTTAAGGGACGCAAGATTTGCGCCCCTTTTGCTTTTTTGAAAAAATGTTATAATAATAACACTTAAAAAACTTACATGGTTGTAAAATAGCACACCCCTGTTGGTGTGTTTTTCTTATCACGGTCTCACGAAGACCGTTTTTTGTTGTTTCGTGAGGCTATTAAACTCCATTCATCAATTTTTAAGTTTGTAGCTTCACGTTGACACCAAAAAGCTAACAGCGGACACTCACCAGTTCAAACAAGTAAATGAATGGCAGAAAAAACAAAAGCAGTTAGAGGTGAAATTAAATCAAAAAGGAGAAAAATATGGTTCGACGCCAAAACAAAAACTACAAAAAAGAAAAAATGAATAACAACCAAATTGAAGGTATGTCTACTATCGAGAGTATTATTACTATCGGATTAGGAATCTTACTACTATTCATAGGTGGTGGAAAATATCCAATTATCAATTGGACGAGTTTATACCTACTAGTATTGGGAGTTATTAGCTTAATTAAAAATCTTGAAGAAAGATGAGAAAAATGAAAATTAAAGTAAAAGTAATCGATGACACTATTTCGACTTGCCTACATGAGGAGACTCATACCGATAAGTATGATTTTGGTCATGCAGATCCAATTAAGGGCGATTATGTTGAAGACTATCAGGATGTTGAAGTTTGCAACAAATGTGGTGCTTGGCGAACATTTAAGCGTGGCAAATTGATTGAATATCCAGATGGACATAGTAGTGAAGTAGTAGATGACGAAGAAGGAGAATGGCAGGAGCCATTACAATAAAAAATGACAGAGACACGATTATCAATAGCTCAATATATCCGAGAAGATGCTGTTAGTACTCGTCTTAACGATCTACTCGGTAAACGAGCATCGCAATTTATAACGAGTTTAGTTGCAGCAGCGAACGCCAATAAACTACTCAATACTTGTAAGCCTGAAAGTGTAGTTTCGGCGGCACTAATTGCCGCATCAATGGATCTACCTATTAACCAGAACTTAGGTTTTGCTTACCTAATTCCTTATACGCTAAATAGAAATAAGAAGGACGAAGAAACGGTCTGCCAATTTCAAATGGGCTACAAGGGCTTTATTCAACTGGCTCAACGTTCCGGTTTTTACAAAACTATCAATGCCACTGAAATAAAAGAGGGCGAAATTATCAATTTTAACCGTCTAAGCGGCGAGATGGAGTTCAAATGGATAGAAGATTCATCTAAACGAGAAAAAGCTCTCACAATCGGTTTCGTGGCGTATTTCAGACTATTAAATGGCTTCGAGAAGTCGCTCTATATGACGGTCGAAGAACTAAATACACATGCCAAGAAGTATTCTAAAAATTTTGCCAAATACGGCTCGGGGCTTTGGAGCGATGATTTTGACTCGATGGCAAAGAAAACCGTATTGAAGCTTTTGATTAGTAAGTTCGGTCCTCTAAATACTCAGCTTCAAAAAGCAATTCAAGAAGATCAGGCTGTTGATGGCGAATATGAAGACAATCCTCAACGCAAGCCAGAACTCACAGAATCTCAAGAAGCAGAGATTGTCGAGGAAGTAAGTGATCTAGCTGATCAACTAGAGCAGGAGAATAAAAAGTGAACGAAAGAGATATAGCTATGCTCAAAAATTTACGCGGTACTATTTATTATTCTTATGAATATATGCGTGAAGAAATGAGCGAGTATGTAATTTTCGACAAAGGCAAGCCAGACCAACAGATATTTGATGATACTTTTAATGATTTAGGGAAGCTTGGGCGACAAGTTTCAATCTTGATAAAGAAATATGAGAAGAGGACAAAATGAACAACGAGTTAATAGTAAAAATTAACCCAACTGAGATTTTTCAGGCACAGAACGAGGGTAAAGACTTTATTGTCAATCCTGATGCTGAAAATGCAATTATTCGCCTTCTTGAAATTCAAGCTGAGGTCGATAAAGCAGTTGAATTACTTAAATCAGAGATTGAACGCCAAGCATTAGAATTTAATCCAAATTTTTCAGCCATTAAGGGTGAGAAAATCAAAATTAACTATTCTGCTGCTGGAGCAAAATATAAAGACAATGGTGAAGCCAAGTTTCATAGTTCTAAGTTTTGGACGAAAAAGACCACATGGTCAATCAATTCAAAAGCGATTGATGAACATCGAGCGAAATATTATCGATTACCTGCCGGTATTGCAGAAGTAGAACGTAAAAAAACGATCAGGATAAATGTAAGCGAGGCTTCCAATGAATAACGATGGTTTTGGTGCAATTCGTGTCAGCTATTCAATTTTAAGTGCTTGGGCGAGTGGAGATATTGATAGGGCTATTGCTCCATACACTGGCATTAAAGTCGAATCGACTGAAGCGTTGGAGTTTGGCAAGAAGATGCACGGTATTTGGGAACGATACGTTAGAAAACATAAAGCAATCCCAAAAATCTTTGGTGGTCGCAAATTAGAAGCACCAGAAGTTGAACTAGCAACCAAACGAGTCCGCAAATTAACAGATTGGTGTGTAATTTCTGGCGTGCTAGATGTTAAAGACGGCACAACTGGAATTGATTGGAAGACTGGCAAAGCTACGGCTTCAGATTATACCAATTCAAAGCAATCAGAAGTCTATCAAGTGCTTTACCCTGAACTCAAGCGCTTTGAGTTCTATTGTAAGAATCAGCACATCCACCATACCGACAAGAACCATATCACGGTTGGAATCGTTTATTTGAATCGTAAAACACTTGAAGATGGTTTGAACTGGATTCTGACAATGGCGGCAGAACTTCGTGAGTTTTTAATCAATAACGGATATGGCGATAGGTTAGATCAAGGCAAAGGGTTAGAGTAATAATTTAATTTTAAGGAGAAACTATGAAAAATAACGAAATGAACGATGGGTTAAATGAGTTAATAGATAAATTAATCAAGTCTACAGGTGCTAGAACAATTAAACACAAAGAATTAGAGAATCTTGACTCTGCGGTTGAAACAATTAAAGAATGTGTTTCGAAAGATAAACTTATTGGATATATAACTATTGGAGTATCCAATACTGGTGAAGTAATAAATACCACAGTAGGCTCAAAATTTGCAATCTATGAGATGATAAATCTACTTTTTGAAGCCGTAGCAAAAATAGATACCGATCTTGGCGGAAAAATCTTAGAAAAACTTAAATCTAATTTCGAAGAAATAAACACCTCAAAATCTGAAGATGAAAAGAGCAGTGATAATGACTGTGATGAAGACGATGAGGATGATACGAAGAAAGAAATCGCGAAAAAACTTAAAAAGATATTTTCTAAATATTTTGACATCGATCCTGAAGATTATTAAAAAGCTAAAAGGACTCAAATAAATCGTAATGTGGTGCTGGTAAAATACCCCCTTAAGTAAAATAACCAGTTAAATGTCAATACAGACGCAGCCACTAATCCACTAACTTAAAACTAATAACTATTAGCTATTGAATTTCTACTATTGTAGATTGTTGATACAAGGTAATTTGTATTATCTCCTCACGTTAGTTTTAAGTTGTTTGTCTCCACTGTATGGTTCAATGTTATAACCTGCAGTGGAGAACCAAAAGAAAGGAGGTAACAAAAAATGAGACGAATTCCAAAATATAGTTCCGAGCATAATCTCTACGAGCAGATTGCTCGATACTTGCAATTTCAATATCCAAACGTAATCTATCGCTTTGATATTGCAGCCGATCTTAAATTGACACCTGGTCAGGCGGCGAAACATCATAGATTACACCCAGAGCGTGGCTATCCGGATTTATTTATAGCTGAATCAAGTACGAATATATGGCATAGTCCCGTACGTGAGTGGGGGCTTCACTTCGGTCTCTATCTGGAAATTAAAACCGAATCGAATTCACCCTATAAAAAAGACGGCACTCTTAAAAAAGACCAACACCTCGAAGAACAGGCTGAAATGCTTGAAAACTGCGTGCGAGGGGTTATAGAGCCGAATTTGGGGTTGGGTTTGAGGGGTGCAAAAAGATAATTGATGAATATTTACGTAATTAAATAAAAATCTTGCGAGGAGGTAAAGTGGCAAGAAATTATCAGGTATCCGTTCGGAAAACGAATGGTCTCGAAATATGGTTCGTTAATCCACGTGATATTTACATCAAAGATAAATATGGCTGGCAGAAATTTACGAGATGGGATGTCCGGCAGAGAAACTTTTGGACTTATCACTGGCGACCATTCATGCGAGCATTGCGAGATTACCGCTATCTAGACATGAGTACGATACGTCGTCTTGCCACCCTACACGACATTAGTATTACAACCGGAAACTTACCTGATTGGGTAAGAAAATCCACAGCTAGAATAATTCCAGAGAAAGGTAGAGCGAGGAATAATGAAAGATTTTATGATAAATCAAGATACTAAAGTTACTCTCTATCTTAAAGAATGTTATGGCTGTGATAGAGCCGGCAAATACACTCCTCTTCACCAGTTTATCATCAACCATCAAATTAAATTGACCAACTTCATTGTTAAAAGGATTGAATTGAATCCTACATGGCAACAAGAAGCAAATTCTTTTGATATTGAGCTACCCTTAGTGGTTTTTGAGAACGAAGATGGTGAAAGAGAGGCTATTACTTATTTAGAATTTTTAGATAGACAAAATGAAAGAAGTGCCAAACCGAAAAACTAAGTTAATGGGATCCGTGTCAGTGAGTCGAGCCACTGATGGCACTCCTCCGAGAAGAGAAGCAAAAATGAAATTATCAACAATCAGTCAAATAGTGGAAGCAATTTTAGCCCAGACTAAATCAGACATCAAGCTTGTCCACGAGGATGTACGAGAGGCGACATTTAAGCGAATGGCGAACGAAGCCACTATAATTTTGAAGACCGCCATGATATGCGAAGCTCGTGGAATTGAAGAAGCGATGAATTATTACAATGGAGTACACAGTCCAAATGAATACCAAGACTTCAGAACTAGTGTAGTAGACTACGATGTTAGTCTCTGCAAGAACTGCTGGTGTATGACACATACGATCAATGACAAATGCGGTAAATGTAAAGTAAGGAAGGAGGAATAAAAATATGATGCCACAATGCAATAAGAATGGTTGCAATAAAGTCGCAAAGGTCTATTTAGGTAAGGTTATAAAAGACCTTGAAGACGAAGAAAAATGGGAAGACCCACTTTATTTATGCGAGAAATGTGCGAAAAAGTTCATTAAAAAATATGGAATAAGTAAATAAGGAAAAATAAATGGATGACGACAGGATCAAATATATAGTTATAAATGAATCAGTAATAGGTTCGATTATTAAGGATATTGTTACGTTCTTAATGTTTGCTGGATTGCTTTTGTTTAATCACTGGTTTTTAGGTGGATCTACGATCGTAGATGTTATGTTCATCATTTTAACTTTAGGATTTCTCGCCGGAAAATATAGTAAAACTCGTTTTGAGGGGACAAAAGAAGAAATAATTAAATTTTTAGAAAATGAGAAATAAAATGGAAGAAAAATATCAAAAATATTTAGAAATGTCGTATAAAGATTTTTATAATGCAACTCATATGTATTCTAGTTATGATGGTGGAGATTATATTTATGCCGTCAGTAAGGAGAATGACGATAAAGAGAGCCGATTATCTTATATTGATTATTTGACCAAAGAAAAGGGGTATGAATTATAATGCGTGAATTAAAGTTCAGAGCGTGGAGCGATAAGTATGGAATGCATAAAGTGGGTTGTTTGGTTATTGAAAAGGGATATTGTGATTTTGAGCCAGAAGACAGAAGCGTTATTGGCGTTAGTATGCCGCATCGGTCATTTTTTACTATCGAGCAATACACTGGACTTAAAGACAAGAATGGCAAAGAAATCTACGAGGGGGACTTAATAAAAGAAGTTATTTATGGAAGAAAGTTTGTTATTTGGGAAGTAAGATACTGTCAAGATGACTGTTGTTTCGAGCTTCATCGTATTAGAGGGGCTTACTTTGGCGATAGTTTGTTGGGTGGTGACTCTCAATACGAAGTTATCGGTAATATTCATGAGAATAAAGACCTACTTGAATATATTGAGAAAGACCAGAAGACTGAATGAAAAAGAATAAGAATAAAAAGGTAGTAAAATCTGCTGTCAAACCAACCACAAAGAGTGGTCATAAACTAACCCCACAGCAGGAGTTATTCTGTCAGCTTTACGCAGGAGACAGGGAGTTCTTCGGCAATGGTGTCCAGTCATATATTGAAGCTTATAATGTTGACACCAGTAAGCCTGGTTGGTATAGGACAGCGAGATCATGTGCGTCAGAACTCCTAACAAAACCTAACATCTTGGAACGAATCGATGAAATCTTCGAAGCCCATGGTCTTAATGACCAATTTGTAGATAAACAACTCGAAAAGCTCATCGTTCAGGATGCTGATTTTAATGCCAAAATGAAAGCAATTACAGAATACAATAAATTAAAAGCTCGCATTACTGAAAAGCGTGATATTACATCCGGTGGCGAGAAGATAGAAATACCGGTAGCCTTGGTGGAGTTTGTGGATGGTAATAACAAAAACAATCGTAAAGCTACCAAGTGAGTTTAAGCCGCTTTTTGATAGTTGGTGGCGACATGCTGTTATTGAGGGTGGACGTTATTCCTTAAAGAGCCATACCGTGGCTCGATTTTTGCTACTAACGGCTCGTTCAAGGCGAGTACGTATTGCTTGCTTACGTCAGTTCCAGAAGAATATAGCAGATAGCTCGTATCAACTTCTAATTGACTTAATCCAGCAATATGGATTTTCAGAGTTCGTCTGGACAAACGATACTATCACGAATACTAACACCGGCTCAACTTTCATTTTTAAGGGTTTGGATCGCAATGTAGAAACCACCATCAAATCACTTGAAGGTATTGATATAGCGTGGATTGATGAAGCTCAGACCATTACTCTTAAATCAATACGTATTCTCAATCCAACTATTCGTAAACCTGGTAGCAAAATTATCTGGACACTAAACCGCCTCACCGACCTTGACCCTGTAATTTCCTATTTCATCACTAACCCACCACGTAAAGATGTCTGGCATTTAGAAGTAGATTATCGAATTGCACAGAAAAACGGTTGGCTTTCCAATGAAATCCTTTATGAGATAGAGCAAGCCAGAATCAATCATCCAGAAGACTACGCTCACGATTATTTAGGCAAAGCGCTCGCTATTTCAGATAAAAATATCATCCAGACCGCCCAAGTGATTGAGGCGATGGGGAGAGAAGTTGACGACGAAGGAGCAATTGAGGTTGGGGTGGATGTGGCTCGTCTTGGTGGCGACCGGACTGTGTTTGTGAAACGAAAAGGATTGAAAGAAATCGGACGAG